GTTAGCAGCGTCAGCGCTGACACTTAATATATCAAGCATTTCAGCTCCAGCAATCGTAAGCGCTCAAAGTGGCGATTTATTGGTGTCTGAAATAACAGTATCAATCCTAACGAGCTGGAGTTAATTATGAGCAAAGAAGAAGATTTAGCCTTCTTAATTAAGACAGGCCAAATAAAGGAAGCACCAAAAGAAAAAGCACAACCTAAAAAGGAAGAGGAATAACAGTGGCAATTTACTTAAACAATAACGTAGGCATCAAGCTAGCGACCAACGCTGCGCCTACTACACCATCTATTGATATTAGCGACCTAGTATCTAGCGCTGTTATCAACCAAATCGTAGATGAGCTAGAGATTACTGCGATGGGTGACACCGCTCACCGATTCGTAGCAGGTCTACAATCAGGCACATTTACAATCGACTTTATGAACGACTGGGCAACATCTGAGGTAAGCCAGACTCTTAATGAGGCATTTGGCAAGACTCTAGCTGTATCAGTAATTACAGTTAAGGGCACTACAGTTTCAGCTGCTAACCCTACTTACCAGTTCTCAATCTTAGTAAATAACCTGACTCCAATCGGATCAGCTGGAGTAGCCGAAATTGCTACATCTAGCGTTACATTTACTGTAAACTCTGGAATCACAGTATCGCCTTCGGTACCGTTCTAATTAAGGAGTAACAATGGCAAAGCTAAAGATTACTAGGGCTACTGGTGAAATCACAGAACACAAGATAACACCAGGTGTCGAATACGCTTTCGAGTTGAAATACAATGCAGGTATTAGCAAAATGCTGCGTGAGCATGAACAGCAAACCCATATTTATTGGTTAGCCTGGGAGTGCTTGCGCAGATCAGGTGCACAAGTACCTTTATTTAATGCAGAGTTTATAGACAGCCTAGAAACTGTCGAGGTATTAGACGAAGAAAAAAAATAACACAGCGGGATTCTATCCTTTACGGCATCGCACAGCTGTCCGTAGAAACTGGAATACCGCCTAGCGAGTTTATCAATATGGACTCGGAAATGTATCGGGCAATAGTACAAGTATTAACCGATAGAGCTAAGGAGATCAAAAATGCCAGCAGAGGTCGTAGGCGTTAAAGATGTAATGAAAGGCCTTAGTTTTATTGATGAAGATATGTATAACAGAATTAAAACAGTTTTAGATCCTATGATGCGCCAGGTAGAAGCTACTGCTAAAGGTTATGTACCTAGTAATACAGAGGTACTATCTGGCTGGTCTAAGCCAATCTCTTCACAGGTAGATTACAGACCATTTCCAAAATATGAATACAATAATGTTAGAGGTGGCATAGGCTACAAAGAAGGCCAAAATAGAAGATTTAAGAATGGTTTTCAAGTAGAGAATTATGTCTACAACGTAAGCGCAGCTGGTCGTATTTACGAAACCTCTGGCCGATTAAACCCACAGGGTAGAGCGCCATTTACATCTGTTAACCAAGGTGGTGGCACAGTTGCATTTAAGAAGTCTGGTAGCGCTAAAAGTAGAAGCCGATCTACACGATCCTATAATTCTAATAACCCATTTGCTGGCTATCAGTTCGTTACAGATATGCCACCGCTTACATCACAACCAAAGATTAAAGATGTTAGAAGTGGTGGGGCTAAAACTAAAGGCCGCTTGATCTATAAGGCCTGGGCTAAAGATAGCCCTAAGATTTACGATTCTATTCTTAAAGCCATTACTGCGACAGCTGATTACTTCAACGACACAACAGAATTAAAGAAGGTGGCATAGTGGCCAATGTAGTCGTATCCGCACTTGCTACCTGGAATGGTAAGGCACTTAAAAAGGCCAAGCAAGATGTCAATGTATTTGATAAGCAATTAAAAAGTTTAGCACGTACCTTTGGCGTTACCTTTAGCGCTACCGCTATTGTTGCATTTAGTAAGAAGGCAGTTAGAGCGTTTGCCGAAGATGAAGTAGCAGCCAAGTCGCTTGCACTACAGCTAGAAAATACAGGTAATGCATTTAGAGTTAATGAAGTAGAAGATTACATAAGAAGCCTAGAGAAAACTTATGCGATATTAACTGACCTACGTAGACCATTTCAAACCTTTCTTAACTTAACTAGATCAGTAGCCTTATCACAAAGAACACTAGAAGCTGCATTAAATATAAGTGCTGGCACTGGACAAAGCCTAGATACTGTAGTAGGTGCATTAGCGGCTGGTATAAGAGGTCAAACTAGAGCACTGGCTGGATTAAACACAGGCATAGATGCATCGATAATTAAATCTGGCGACATGAATGAGATCATGGCAGAGCTTGAAAAGAAATTCTCAGGTCAAGCATCGGCTAGATTAGATACTTACTCTGGCAAGATGGATGCGCTTAAAAAGAGTTCAGATGAGGCTACTAAGGCTATTGGCGCAGGGTTAGTAGATGCCTTAACTATTCTAAGTAAAGATAAATCTATAGAGAATTTGTCAGACAACTTTGAAAACCTAGGCAATAATATAGCGTTTGCAATTAGAGAATTGGCTAAATTAGTAAGTGGCTTTAATGACCTAGTAAGTAACCCATCTTTTAAAGCTGGTCTATTGGCTTTGGCTATAGCCAGTAAAAGCCCTAAAGCTGTTGCAGCAGCCTTTGCTATTATTGGTGGTAGCGCTGCGGCAGGTGTAGCCACTAGAGATTTTGGTGGTAGAGAATTACCAGATAATGCAAGGCGCAGTGCATCAAGAATTGAACTTAAGTCTATTAAAGATAGTACAAAGTTTAGAAAACTTGAAAACGAACAATTAAAGAAAAAGACTGCGGTAGACGAACTATCTGCTAAGTTTGATGTAGAGCGTATTGGATTCCAAAAAGCGCTTAATGAAGCCACAGATGAAGAAACCAAATTACGCATTAGAGCCCAGTTAGCAATCTTAGATAATAATGAAGCATTAGCCAAAAAGATATTAGCCGAGATGAACGCAGCAGAAGCGGCAAAAAAAATGGCCGAATCTATGGCTTTAAGTGCCGCTCAATTAGAAGCTGCATTTAGGGCTACTATTGCTAGATTAGCTATATATGATCCAGTAAGAGCATTTGGTAGTTTTGGTGCTGGGCCAGGTGGATCTGCTTCTACAATTAGTTCAGTTTCACCAGGAATTACAGGTAGTTTAGGTGGTAGCGTATTTGATCCTAGTTTTGCTAAACGTGGTGAAAGTAGAGATTTAACCATTACAGTAGATACAGCTGCTACAGGCGATAGATTTGCAGCACTAATAGCAGAGAGTTTACAGATAGCCCAGAAGTCTGGCGTATCCTATGGAATTGCTGGCGGTCTATAATGGCTGTACCTACAATTAATGCGGTTATTAACTTTAGTACTGGCCCATCATTCGCACAAGCTTTTCTAGTTGGATCAGGTATTTTAGGCACAAACGTATTAGCAGATAGCGCAGATGTAATTGTCGATGTATCAAATCAAATAGACAAGATAGAAACTGCCAGAGGTCGCAACCCATTAAGCGATGAATTTCAGACAGGCACACTATCTCTACGCATAATAGATCAGAATGGCGATTTCAACCCACAAAATACATCTAGTCCGTATTACACATACTTAACACCTATGAAGAAGGTGCAGATTACTGCTACCTATAATTCTATTACCTATCCTATATTCTCAGGCTTTATTACAAGCTATGTAACTACTTATCCTAAAGAATCAGAAGATGTAACCTATACAACTATTCAGGCTGTAGATGCCTTTAGACTTGCCTACAATGCCCAAATAAGCACTGTTACAGGTGCTAACGCTGGTGATTTATCAGGTACTCGCATTAATGAGATATTAGATGAAATTGACTGGCCACAATCTATGCGTGATATTGATGCAGGCCTAACTACTATGCAGGCAGATCCTGGCACAGCTCGCACAGCCTTAGCTGCATTACAGACTGTTACACAATCAGAGTATGGCGCATTTTATGTAGATGCCGATGGTGAGTTTGTATTCCAAGATAGGTCAGTAACTGTGGGATCTATTGCTGCTACCCCTACAGTCTTTGCAGATGATGGATCAGGTATTGAATATAAGAATGTGGCTTGGATCTTAAACGATACTCTAATCTTCAATAAGGCTACTATTACTAGGGCTGGGGGCACTGCCCAGGTAGCCACTAACCAGGCCTCTATCGATAAGTACTTTCTACACAGCTACTTTTTAGATGGCCTGCTTATGCAGACAGATGCTGTAGCCAATGATTATGCTAGGGCTTATGTGGCAAGTAGGGCTGAAACTTCTATCCGATGCGATGCTATAGAGCTTGATCTTTATACCCCTAACTACAACTCAGGTATAATAGCGGCACTAGAATTAGAGTTTTTTGACCCTATTACAGTCAAGACTACCCAGCCAGGTGGTTCTGTATTAGAGAAAACATTACAGATATTTGGTGTACGAAACTTTATCACTCCAGGCAGTTTTCGAGTGGTATTCACTACACTAGAGCCAGTGATCGATGGTTTCATAATCGGAACTGATTATGGAAAACTAGATCAGAACGTATTATCTTACTAAGGAGAAAAAATGCCAACCTTTCCAGGCGCAACAGGTGATGTAGTAACTTCCGCTATGTGGAATGGACTACCAGCTTTTGAAGTACAGACTGCTAAAACTGCTGATTATACAGCTGCTAGTGGTGATGAGTACCAACAATTAGTACAAATCAATAAGGCTACAGCTATTGCATTTAAATTACCTACAGATGCTACATATGACTTTGCAATAGGTACTGCAATAACTGTATTAAATATCGGTGCAGGTCTTTGCACAATTAGTGCAGTAACACCAGGTACAACTACAATACTTAGTGCTGGTGCTACAGCCGCATCACCAACCTTAGCCCAATATAAAACTGCGGTTTGTATTAAAACAGCTGCTAATGCTTGGTATGTAGTAGGGGCTATTGCTTAAATGTTAAATATAATTTTAGGATCACTAAGTCAACAAAAACCACCATTAAATGTTGAATACTTAGTAGCGGCTGGTGGCGGTGCTGGTGGTTCAGCACAATCAACTGGATATGCCGCTGGTGGTGGCGGTGCTGGTGGTTATTTAACAAATACAATTTTGCGTACTGCATCAACAAATTACACTGTTACTATTGGTGGTGGCGGTGCGGCAGGTGCGGCAGGCCGTGCTGTTGGCAGTTCTGGTTCAAATTCCGTTTTTTCAACTTTTACATCTACTGGTGGTGGTTATGGTGGTGCAGGTAGTGCTAATCCTAATATAGCTCCCGCAACTGGCGGATCAGGTGGCGGTGCTGGTGGTACTAATCCAAATATAACTGGAGCGGCTGGCACAAGCGGTCAAGGAAATGCGGGTGGAAATGGAAATACATCAGGTTATGGCGGTGGTGGCGGCGGATCAGGTGGTGCGGGAACAAGTGCGCCTTCTCCTACTGGTGGTGCAATTACTGCCGCTGGTTATGCAGGTGGCGTAGGTACAGCATCTTCAATTACTGGTTCTTCAGTTACTTATGCGGCTGGTGGCAAAGCATCGTCAAGTGATAATGATGGCACAGGTGGCGCAGGAACAACTAATACTGGTAATGGTGGTGGCGGTGCGCAATCTGTATCATCAGCAGGACAAGCCGCTAGAGCAGGTGGGGCAGGTGGTTCAGGAATTGTAATTCTTAAATACCCTGTTGATTACACTATAAGTAATCCTGGTGGTGGTTTAACATTATCTACTACTACTAGTGGATCAAATAAAATTACTAGCGTTACTGCTGGCACTGGAAATGTGAGTTGGGCATAATGGCACATTACGCATTTTTAGATGAAAATAATATAGTTACCGAAGTTATAGTAGGTATAGATGAAACTGAACTTATTGAAGGTTTAGATACTGAAACTTGGTATGGAAACTTTAGAGGTCAAACCTGTAAAAGAACTTCATACAATAATAGAATTAGAAAACAATACGCAGGTATTGGATATAAATATGATGCAGATGCAGATGTATTTATTTCACCACAACCATATCCATCATGGTCATTAGATGATAACTTTGATTGGAAAGCACCTAAACCATATCCAAATGCAGGATTATGGAATTGGGATGAAGAGATAGGAAACTGGGTTGAAGCCGTGGCTTTGTAAAGCTGGCGAACAGCTTAGAGATCAAATTGATACCTGGTATCCAGATCGCCGCACTACCAGTGATGGGTGGATTGGTGATGCTCGTCATTCCGCCAGTAAATCGAATCATAATCCAGACGAACGGAGCGGATTCGTTGTCAGAGCCATTGATGTTGATTCTCGCCTGGATTCATCCGAAGGGATCTCAATATATCTGGCTGACCAGATCAGAAAATGTGCGAAAACCGATAAGCGTATATCTTACGTAATCCATAATGGCATG